CTTCCGGGGTTCTTGACACGGACTAGGAACCGTGCCACAATTCAGACGGGGCGCAAGCTCTCACTAGGAAAGGGGCGGCAATGCCGACACAAACAGACAGGGACCGTATCACGGTCACGGAGACGGGGCGGGTGGCAGTGATCTCTACCTATCACGGCCCGACAGACAGCCACGGGAGCCGCATCACGGTTCGCCGGGCGGACGGTGGCGGGCGGCGTATCACTGTCGGTTGGGACTACGCGCTTGGCACCACGGAGAACCACGCGGAGGCCATCCGCCAGTATCTCGAGCTGATGGAATGGGGCGGTGCGTGGACTGTTGGCGCAACCCGCACGGGTGCGGTTGCTACGTGGGCGGGGTGGGCGTAATGGCGCGGTGTGAATGGCAAGTGACCGCCACAAACAAGGCGAACAGTGCCGCAACCTTTACCGTGTGGGATCACTGGCCCGATAGCGCGGTGGCGCGGGTAATTGCGTGGGAATCCCCGGAACGAATCGCGGAATACAATGTGACTGTCGAACACTTGCCGACAGGGGAGACCGTGACCTATGACGGGGCCGATTACCTTGTCGAGGACGGCGAGACGGGTTCGGTGTGCGCGGCGTGTGGCGGCCCGTGTAACGCTACGGATGCGGTGGCGGACGATTCGGGCCTAGTTTGGTGCGGGTCCGTGTATGGGAACGGATGCGCCGACAGGGACGGGGGCCAGGCATGAACGGCGAAACGTGCGCGGTGTGCGGCGAGACTGTCCCGGTAAGCGTTCTCCAATGGGGCGGGGCCACACCCTACTGCCCGGAATGTTTCGGCACTGAGACCGGCCCGGTGTGCGGCGACTGTTCGCTAGACATGGGAGACTGTTTCGATGCTTGGCCCGACGCGGTGCAGGACGGTCTCGATACGGTTCCGTGCGCGGTGTGCGGGCAGACAGCTAACGCGGGTGTGTAGCGTGTCCCGCCCTGGCAGCAGTGTCGGGGCGGGGTACGGTGGGCATCCACCAATGAACCTAGAAAGGGGCAACACATGAACAACTATGACCCAACAGAACGGGCGGTGGCCCGCTTGACTGACGCTTACCTAGCGTTAGTCGATCCCGCGGTGCGGGTGGCGGCGCAACGGGCCGGTGTCGCGGACACTTGGGCGGCGGTTCTCGCCGGGGTGGCAACTCTCACGGAGATGATCGATCCGCCTGCACCGGACACCGGGGAGACGGCGCACCCGTTCACGGCAGCAACGGAACGGGGCAACTAATGAACCGTCGACACTCTAAGAATCATCCCGCGGTCCGGTATGCCCGTCAGCAACGGAACGCCCAACGCATAGCCCGCGCCGAAATGTGGCTAGGGTTCGTGATCCTCGCCACGTCCATTGTCAATGCGGCATGGCTCGCGGACAATAACGCACCGGGTTATATTTCGATCAGTCACCTGGTTGCGTCTGTGATTGCGTATCTCGCGCTCACAATGGGCGACAAGTGAAACGGCGGGCCACACCCGCCCGGTATCGAATCGCAAAAATTGTGGGCGGCAGACCCGTAGCCTGGTTCCGATACTCCCGCACTGATGTGTGGCGGTGGATTACCAACCCGGCAAAAGCGCAACGGTTCCGCAGCCAGGATGACGCGGATCACGCCGCCCGTAGCTGTTCGATGTGTTGGCAGCATGAGTACCGAATAGAAACAGACACCTAACCACGTGTGTTAGTCTCCCCAGTGCGGCCCCGCCCCGGTTCCCCCTTCCCGGTGGCGGGGTTCGCGCTTTACCGGAACCGGAACGGTTGCGGACGGTTCACATACTGTTCGCGTTCTTTCGGGGTGAGTCCGCCCCACATCCCGTTGCGGCGGCCCGTCGCTTCCTCATGCGGTAGTTCACTGTTCAGACAGTCAAGCTTGACGGGGCAACCCTCACAATACTGGCGGGCTTGCCGCCACCAACGGGTCGACTGATCCCCCGGCGGTATCTCGGGGAAGAACACTTCGATAGGGACACCGCGACACGCTGCCTTGTCGCGCCAAGCGTGGCGACTCATTTCTTGGTGCGCGGGATTTTCATTCCGCGCCGCCGCGCCTGGATACGTTCGGCGTTGGCATTGTGTTCGTTTCGCCGGACGTGGCACATACAAAGGCAAGTACGGTGGATGTGTTCGGGCCAAATGGTGAGTGCGCGGGAGACGGTGCCGCAGTGATCACATTCCAGTGTCGGGGTGGGCTGGTCATTCAGCATCAAAGCGCGCCTTGTTCAGCATCGGGATGGCTATCAGGTGTTGACCGATCCATTGTGCTACGGGTGATGCGACTCCGTTGCCGCACATTTTGTAGCGGTTTGTGTCTGATACGGGGCCAGCTGTTCCAATAGCGGTGTGGTTGTCGGGCCAACCCATCAAACGTTCGCATTCAATCGGGGTGAGTCGACGTACCTGCATCATGTCATTCTCTTTCTTATCTTGCGTTGTCAAAACGGTTGCCCTGGTTTCGTGGGCGTTGTCAAACGCATTCAATGTTGGTGACACCCCCCCCACAATCCAGGTTTCATAGTCTTGGTCATTCTGTGCGCGGCGAGACTTCGTGAACCAAAAGTGTTTCACTTCCACCTCCCAAGTCTCCACCGGATGCACGGAGAGTACCTACACCGTCAACGTATCCACCGATACTGCCAGGCGTGAACGGTTCCACAATCAAATTGTCTGAACCGTCGCCGCGTTCACCAACACCGGAACCAACACGCAAAGTGTTCGCTACTGGTTCTACGAACAGCACTTGATCGTTGGCGCGGGCCAATGTCAGACTGGTGTCTTCGGATACGAGCGGGCCTTTTCCTCCACCGGGTTTGCCTTCACGGTTCCGCACCGTGTACGCCACCGCTGCACCGTTCCCTTCGCGTCGAAGAGTAGGAGAATGAACCTCTGACGGTTGTGCGTCTATCCCTTGTGTGTGGGAAAACACAATCGGTTGTTCCTCAACCACTACCGTGTTGGAACTTTTGTGATCACGCGCCGAAAGGGTTACGGCGTGGTCTTGTTCTGACCATCGTTGGAAGCCACTATTTCCAAAGCTTGTTGTAGACGTTCCGGAAGAGTCTTGCCCCTTCGGTTTGCTCTTCGCAGAATCCCCTGAGCGGCTTTCCCCGACAGCAAATATTTTGTCGGGACATCCTGCGGCGGTTGCAGGATCAAAGCAAGAGATGACGAACACTCGTCTACGCCTTTGGGGGACTCCGAAGTATTGTGCATCCAGCACGACCCACTCCGAGAAACACGCCCCTGCTTCATCCATTTCGTGGAGGACTTCCCCGAAGTCGGAACCTCCGTTGGAAGATAAGGCCCCGACGACATTCTCCCAAATAGACCAGGTTGGGTAGATTCCATTGCTCAACTCCCGTAGTTCTTTGATGATTCGGATTCCTTGATGGAACAGACCTGACCGTTCACCGGACAGTCCTGCTCGTTTCCCTGCAAGAGACAGGTCTTGGCATGGTGATCCCCACGCAACAACATCGACACCGCCTGTGGCTTCAAGGATGTGCGCCCCGGTGAGGGTGGACACGTCATCCCATTTCGGTACGTCAGGCCAGTGATGGTCCAGGACTGCGCGGGCGTGTCGATCGATTTCGCATTGGAAGACGGTTGTCATACCGGCTGCTTCCAGCCCCATGTCAAATCCCCCAACGCCTGAGAACAGGCTTAGTACACGCATCAGAACGGTTCTTCGTCGCCTTCGAACGGGGACGGTGCCGGGACAGGCTTGCCGATTCTGCCGACCTCAGCCATCACCTTCTCGGTGCGGTCCTGCACCCACACACTCCAACGCAGCGACGCACCGCACTCATCCACGACAAGTTTCACAGTCTTGCCTTTCGAGCCGTCCTTCTTCGTGTATTCGTCCTGCTCCAAACGCCCGACCACGATCAGGGTTGCACCCTTTTGTGCGGTTGCCGCAATGTTTTCTGCGAGCTGTCCGAACGCGACACAGTTGTGCCAGGTCGTCTTCTTCTTGTCGTCCTTGCCGTAGGTGTCTGCGAGGGAGAACTCGATGACGGCCATCCCTGACGGGGTGAACCGGAGTTCGGGTTCCTGCCCGACTCTGCCGTGGACGGTGATGCTGTTGTTCATTGGGGGTTCCCCTTTGTTGCGGCTACTTGTTGTAGCGGGATTGTTTGCCGGGATTTCTTAGCACAAGGGTGTGTCGGAGTTTGGGATGGTGTCACATACAAACGGACTTGTATGCCACATTTCGGGCAGTGCCATACGGTGTGTTTCATGTTTCCGGTCCCTTCTGCATTGCCGACATTCTCGTGACCCGTTCGGGCGAGTATAGGTGTTGGCTGTGTCATAGGTGTGACCGTAGGGGCAGTGGGTTTTGTTGGCGTTGCGGTGCCGTCCCCGTTTGATGACATCTCTCATGTTGTCTGTTTGGGTGCCGCCTTCGAGGTGGTGGGGGTTGACGCAGGTGCGGTTGTCGCATCGGTGTCTGACCACTGGCGGCCATTCAAGGGTGGCTATGAAGTGGGAGAATCGGTGGACTGCCCGGTGTTTTCCGTAGGCGTAGAATTGTCCGTAGCTGTCGCCGCGTAGTGATCCTTGCCAGTTCCAGCATTCGTCGGGGGTGAGGATTTCTACTTTTGTCCAAAATCGTTTTGTGACTTGGTATGCGGGTAGTTCCATGTTGCCCCCAGGTTTGTCCACCGCCTGTGGATGAACTTAGCATCCTCGTTTCCAGCGTTGGACTTTGGGGTGGTTGGATCGGCAGATGAATCCTTGGAGGGTGGGTGAGTGGCGGACGCAACCCCATCCCCAGGGGCCGACTCTCCACACGTGTTCACCTGCGCGGGTGGTGTACCCGGAGAACGCGATTGCGTCTGCGACCCTGACCTGTTGGCGGGGGGTGAGTCCTCGGGCGGAGTGATACTTCGACCACCGCCTGAACGTCGGCTTGTAGATGCCCAGCCCACCCGTGTAACTGCGGGTGTTGTGGTTCCAGTTGCCTCCGGTTTCACACTGGGCCAACGTATCGTAATACTTATCGGGGAGGATGGCACCGTATTTACGCCGGGATGTTTCCGGGGTGGCTGAGGTGCGGTCAGCAGGTTTGCTCGCGTCTACGGGGCTTACAGGAGCCAATGCGAGGATTGTGGTGGACAGGGACAGGGTGAGAACGGCAGCGGTTTTTCGCATGGGGTTCCTTTCGACGGGGGACAGGGCAAAGTTCAGGCCATACAACTCCTAACTGTGTAACGGATTAGGAGAGTTTAGCCTTTCGGACGAACCATGTCCGACCACGCCACCGGATCAGGCCACAACTCAAACCCATTCAACTGGTCCTGGCGCACCCACCAAGTATCCGCAGAACGGTTCTCACCCACCAGCAACCCCTCCGTCCGGGTCAACCAACCAGTCAACAACACATGACGTTCAACAACGATTGCGAGAATGAACGGCGCATCCTTGTCCTGCGGATGAATAAACAGATGACCGTCCCGATGCTCCGTGGACCGCACCTGATAGTACGACACATCCCCCGGCAAATCAGACAACCGTTGATTCGTTGCAGGCTGCCAATGCTTGTCGAACGCTTTCGCCACCGCATACTCAGCGATCATCCCGATGATGTCAATCTGCCAATAGTTCTTCCGTTCCCCGGCACCGTACACCTGGGGGCGGGCCTTCAAGATGGAGGCGATACGACGCTGACACCCAGCCATAGCCGCGTGAGCCAGCTCGTACTCGTCCAGTTCAACCACAATCTGCATCTTGAACCTCCCCGAACTCAAACCATTCAGACCCGTACACCTCGAACGGGTGAACACCACGCTTCACACAATGCCGGTCCGCCACAAAAATGTCGACACCTTTCTCACGCCAACGCACAAACGTTTGCTGAGTGGACGGCATCGGCTGACCGTCATGCTGCTCAATGAACCTGATCAACGGTTCCGGGTCAATCGTGAACGACTGCTCCGGATACTTCCTCAGTTTCGCCCGGTACTCCGCATACGCGGCAACACAGTCATCGCATCGGCACCCGTACTGTCTGTAGCGGGCCACACCATGCACATAGCCGTCATGCTTTTTCGTCATATCATTCCCCTTCAGGATCAGTCAGTCGCCTTGGTAGCGGCCCCGAGGATACACATCCTCAGGATTGACATTGCCGTTGTTCATCATGTCAACAACAAACAGGATTGATTCCAGTAACGGGTTTTTTTCAGCCTGCTCAACAGGTTGTTTCCGCATCTGTTCGTCATCCTCGTTTTCCCCTTCAACATTGGGACAGTCATGTTCGAAAAAACAGTCATGGTCCCACAACCAGTCACAGTAATCACATCGGTCATCAAACCTGGCGGAACAGCGGCATCTTGCCACCCCGGTGTAGTCGCATCCGCAGTCGCTCACAGCCCTGCCTCCTTCAACAGTTCGACCAGTACACGGACCGGGAGGACCGCATACCAGTCACCAACATTTGTGGTGCCACGTTTCTTCGCTATCACAGCACCAACTTGGACATCAGCGTTCACCATCTCAGCTTCCAGTTCTTTGATCCAGCCAGCCAAATCCAGTTTCGCATGGTTCTTCACCTCAAACACGATGGGTCCGCACCCGGTGATGTCTCCTTTGTCGGCGGTGCCGTGCAGGGCGCGACGCTCCGCATACGGGAAACCATGCTCACGCAGGTACTTCACCGTTGCCGTCTCAGCAGCGGTGCCTTTCTGCTTTTCTTTACTCACTGCGTCTCGCCAACTCGTTCGACAACCGGGCCACCTCAGCAGACAACTCCCGGCACCGCTCCTCCAGCAACGCAACCTTCTCAGCCCACGTCGCAATGTCACGGGTCATACCCCAAGTCACATCATCAGCCATTGCCCGCTGCACCTTCGGCAAACGGTCATCCGTGTAATCACCGTAACGACCCATCACCACGGCTCCGGCATGAACTCAGTGTTGTACGCATGACGCACCAGGTCACGGATCAGGGCAGACCGTTGCGTCCCCAACTTGTCACACAGTTCAGCAATCTGCTTCAACTGTGTCGGGGTCATACGGATACCAACAATCTGTGACGAAGCCTCAGACGCGGTCGGATCAACAGTTCTCTTGTTCGCCATGTCAGCCCACCAACTCCTTGAACGTGGCCCTCAACTGCGACAGGTGAGCCTGAATCCACACCTCACCAGGTTTGATACCGGCAGCCTCAGCGACAGCGTCCGCATCCAAACCCTTCGATTCGCAAGCGGCACGGAACTGGGCAACCTGCTCATCAGACAACGGGGCAGTCGGCTTCGGCTTCGCAGGTGCATCACCCTTCGCATCTGTCGGACGGTTACCGATGGTCTTCGATGACACCGCAGGCGCAGCAACATCATCCCATTCCTGTTTCGTCCACAGGCTGAGACAGAACCCAAAACGCATCGCGCAGTTCCTGATCAGGTCTGAACACAGTTCCTTGAAAAGATCGGGCTTGTTGTGTTGCACCGAACCGATACCGAGACGGCGGACACCGTGGATGGTCATCCAGCCAGCCATGTGAGCCATCCCGTTTTCCACACGGTATGCGGGCAGACCGTCCGTGTCGAACGCGACCGGTTCCCATGTCCAGTTCGGGTCTGCTTCGATCAGCATCTTCGTCACATCGGCATGGCCGACGAAATCCAGGGTTGTGCCACCCTTGGGGAGTTTGCCGACAATCTTCGGGTCCGGGACCCCGTACTTGTTGAGGATGTCCGCGAGGGCGGCACCCGATGGTTTGTTTGGTGTTGTCATTTTGATTCCCCTTTCAGCAGGAATGTTCTAGTGGTTGTTTGCTTCGTGAACTGGGATGCCAGTTCCGGGTGAGCTTCTTTGAATGCTTTCGTGTCGAACGTGTCACGGACCTGGGTTTTCCATGTGGCAACCGTGTACCCGTTCATCACAGCGGTGTCGGATTCGCCCATCAACTCGCAGATGCAAGCCTTCAGGGTGTCTTCAAGTTTCTTGTAGGACTCCAGTTCGCTGCGGACATGACGTAACTGGTCAAACAAGGATTTGTGGACCGGGTCAATGTTGCTCGTAGAGTTCAACGATTCCTTGTAGCGGGTTTGCACCGTCTCATACGACCACTTCACCCCGGTCGGGGTCATCCCCAACTCGATGCTGTTCAACCAGTTCTCCACCGCCGCGATGTGTTCATCCATCTCAGCCTGCGTGATGTGTTGCACATGAATGTGGAGAATCATTGACGGATCAAAAATGGCCCACAGGATTTGGTTCACATCCGCACAGATGGCCTGCTGGATACCTTGGATACGCCAGTAGTCCGGCAGTTGCCCCTCCCACTTGCGGGTCGTGGTCTTGATTTCCAGCACCTTGCGGATGCCGTCTTGTTCCCACAACCCGTCCAGGGTAGAAACCATTCTTGCCCCGTTGTCTGAGTCGGCAGCAAACATTTCTTCGGGGGTGATGAACGGCAAACCGAGCTTGTCGCTCGCCCATTCCATCACGAACGGTTCGAGACGGTTCCCGCGTTCCATCGCCGGGTTCGGCGGAATCGGGGTAGGTGCGACATCCCCGAGAAGTTCGGCAGCGTACTTGTCCATCGGCACGAACGGATGCAACCCGTAGATTGCGGCGACAGCTGACGCGCTGACCCTTTTGTTTCCGTGTTCGTCACGGAACCTGATGTTCAACCATTCCTGCCCACCGTGGGCGGGTTTGGCAATCCGATACCTGTTCAAAGCCATG